ACTAGATCTGTGTTAACAGTGTTACCAGATGCTGCTGTGATACGTCCCTGAGCGTCTACAGTGATGCTTGGGATAGAAGTTGATGAACCATAACTACCAGCAGTTACAGACGTGTCAGCGAGCTTTGCAGCAGTCACTGCGTCATCTGCAATCTTGGCTGTAGTAACTGCGGTATCAGCTATTTTAGGTGTACCGACAATACCATTATCTAACTTAGCAGATGTGATTGCACCATTTAGTATCTTATTAGTTGTAACTGCATTATTTAGTATCTTAGAAGTTGTAATTGCATCGTCTGCAATCTTAGCTGTAGTTACATTAGCATCTGTAATCTTTGCAGTTGTAACTGATCCGTTCTGTAGTATAGCTGTTGTAACTGTGTTGTTACTTGGTGTGCCTATACTTACCGAGGCTCCGATGGTGATAACAAAGAGGCTAGCACCATTAACAGGAGCGGAGCCAAATATAATGTCACCACCGTCAATCGCAAAGCCCTCACTTGGCTGGCTGGTTCCACTATTAGGTTTCTGAATGACTCCATCGACGCTAACAA